CTACGCTTACCAGTCGGAAATCCTGATCCTGAACGAACTGAAAGAGACGGACGGCCAATCGCGCCGCGAGTTGGCGAATCGTCTGAAGCCGGTCATCGCCGCGCCGCCCGATACGCTTACCGTCAACCGTAAGAATTTGCACCCCTACGAGGCCATCAACCGGCTCTTGGTGCTGGCCTTCAGCAACGACCGGATGCCGATTACGCTCGAATCGCAGGACCGGCGCTGGTTCTGCCTTCAGTCGGACGCGCCGCGCCTCACCCAAGAAGAAACGGACGCCATTTGGCGATGGTACAAGGCCGGCGGTATGGCTCGCGTCGGCGCCTTCCTCAACGTCCGCGACGTGTCCGCCTTCAACCCGATGGCCACGCCAATGATGACGGACTTCAAGCTCGGCCTGATTGAGGTTGGCATGAGCGCGGCTGAGGCTTTCGTCCTGGACGAGATCCGCGCGCGGCGCAATGAGTTCGCCGCCGGGGCCGTCGGTGCGCCCTTCTTCCGGCTTTGCGATCAGCTACAGGCTCGGGCACCGTCCGGCGTCAAGATCGTCCCTGCGGCGCTCCTGCACGCGCTGGAGGAGGCCGGCTGGGAAGATCGGGGATTATGCGCCTCGGCGGAGTTGAACTCCCGCAAGCGCATTTTCTCCGCGCCCGACATGGCGCGAGTGTCAAAGTCGGAACTGCGGCGGATGGTCGAGACTCCCACCGCGCCGCAACTCCATATTGTCAAGAATCCAAGTCCAGCGCCCAAGCCAAAAACAGCGTAAGCAGGATGGCGAGGAGGGCAATCATGCGCGCCCCCTTTCTTCAGCAGTTGCTAGAAACCGCGCCCGGCCTTGACGTGACAAGGCCGCGTGCGCGAAAGCCTCATGGCTGATTCCTAACACTTCGCAAACCCACGCGCAGGACTGCGGACCTTGATACGTATCGGCGACCCATTCCAGCGCCGTGCGGCGTTCGCCGTCGTATCGGCTCGCCAAGTCCACTACGGCCAAGTGCAGCACGGCGAACCATAGGTCTTGAATCCCCCTATAATCGGTCGTCTGTGTCCATGCCGTAGGTCTAGGGGCCGGTGTCGGCGACGGCAATGGTGGCTCCGTCGATGGTTTCTCTCGGTTCGGCTTGCCCGCCGGGCGTCCTCGGCGCGTCACGATTGACGCTCCAGTCTGCGAATGTAGCGGTCCTGGCGGTCGTACACCTCGGCGGCGCGGATACAGGACCGGTCGTAATCGTCTATCCGGGCGCCGATTACGTCATCGCGCAGCAGCCGGCTCAAAATGTCGGTCAGGCGCTTGAGTCGCTTGGCCGTCCCGATTGGATGCACCTCGAAGTCGCTCATACCGTCCCCTCCCGTTGTGCGCGGCAGTCGCCGCAGATGAATCGCTCGGCGCCTTTGTGGCGCCCGAGGATCTTTCCGCCCTTGACCGGCTTGCGTTCCTTGCATCGGACGCAAACGCGGTCGTAGCGGGCTAGGCTCTTGAACAACGGCGTGAGCTTGTTCATTGCCCCACCTCCCGCAGCAAGGCCGCGATGGCCGCGTCCCGCGTCGCGCCGTAGCCGATAGGCTCGCCCGGCTCGAACCCGTCAAAGTAGGCGACCCAATCGTGCGCCTCGTCGGGCACGGGCTTGGGGTCGTAATAGGCCCTAATCGGCGGCAGCTTGGGCGACCGTTCGCCTTCAGTCTCCAGCCGTATCATTTCCCGTATCCATTCCGCAGGGTTCGAGTTGCTGGTCATGGGGTGCCCCTGGTAGGTAGTAGAGGTCAAAGCCGGTCCCGTCGCAGGCGTCGCAGTATTCCCGCTCGCCGCTGAAAATGGAATGTACGAACCCGTCACCCCAGCAGGCGCCGCAACGGGGACGCTGTGCGGGCGTCATATCAGCGACCCCGTAATCCAAAGTAAGAGCGCGACGGTGCCGAACGCGGTGGCCGCGCCCGTGTAAAAGCCATGCTCCCACCCGCGGTTGTAGTGGTCGCGGCTATTCATGGCCGGCCCCTACGGGCGCGTATAGGCGCGTAAGCGTCACGCGGTCCGGGTTTGGTCCCGTGTCCCTGTAGGCGTCGGCCGCTTCCCGAGTGGGGAACGGGCCGACAACCTGAAATCCGTCAACCGGGTTTCCGTAAATGAGGATGTATTGATATTGCAGTTTCATGGCGTGGCGTCCTGATGTTCAAACGTGCGAGCGATTCGCACCCATTCCGGCATGTCGTCGCCGTCCTCGTAAGCCTCCCGCGCCCATACGATCAGGCAATGGGCGCAACACTTGGCGCGGAATTCGTCGCGGTTTAGCGGCGCGTATACGGCGTGGACGGTAGTATCTCCGTCCGTGCAATCCGTCGGGCATAGGCGCCGGCCGGCGTAAAACCCCGTTTCGGTTAGGTGAATCATTGTGCGTTCCTTAGTTGAAGTAACGCGACGCCAGCCCGCGCCCGAACTCCCGCCGGAACCGTGCGCGCAGCGCGTCGCCGTCCGCGCGCCCGTCCGCGGCGATCATGGCTTCGCGTGCGTGATCCCATAGCACGCCGGCCAGCAGCCGCGCCACCGCGGCACGATATTCGGTGCAGTAGTATTGCCCCGCCGTGTAGCTCATTCGCACACCTTCCGGCGTGTCGGTAATGTCGAGCCGTCCGCCTTGCGCTTCGCGCAGGATGTCCTCGACGGTTATGCTCCAACGAAGCTCCACCGCGCGCAGTAGTTGCAGCGCCTCCCGCAATTGCCGCGCCACCATGCGCGAGTCGGCGCGATAGCTGGCCGGTGTGTAATTGGCCGGATCGAATCCGGGCCGCTGGCGGATGAAAACGTCGAGCGCATCAATCAATAGCTGCTTGTCCATTGTCTCGGTCCTCATGTGCTAAAGGGTAATAAACTATAGGGCATAAGCCGCGCAGCGTGCAATAGGCTACGCTGTGCGGCAGGTAGTGAGCTAGATCCAAGTCGGCAGGGTGGGCGGGTCCAGCCGTTGCGGCATGACAACTCCCGCAGCGGTATCAAGGCCAAAGTCGATAAGGGCCGGGCCGTGGCCGTTATACCCGACGACTATTTGCGCGCCTTTCTTGTCTATCAATAGCGCGGCGATCGCCTTAAAGTCGGCCAGATAGTCCGGGTTATATTGCATCGCCTCGCCGGATAGGGACTGCGGCCATACTCGGCGCCATTCGGGGTACTTGCCATCGATGCAGCTACCTTGCGCGGTCGTCGCGCCTTGGACCGTCAACCCGGCCGGTTTGCCGTCCGCGTGGTGAATCGTCACGGCAAGCGGCAATTCAACCTTGCCGACTTTGGCCGGTTTGACGGCGGCGAGCAGGTCGCGCGGGAGAATGTAGGTTTGCCCGATCATTTCCGGCGGCAGGCCGGGATAATTGCCGTCATCGTCGCGGATGAAGGGTTCCGCGTTAATGACAAGCATTCTGTGGCCGTCGGTGACGACAAGCCGCGGCTTGGTGCCATCCGTCAGGTCCAGCGCGGCGCCGTTCAAGTAATTGCGCACGTCCATTTTAGGCGCGACGATCAGCGCGGCTTTGATGGTGGCATGAGGAATGTGAAGTGTCAGAGTCGTCATTGTCGGGTTTCCTTTCGTGTAGTGGACTAGATAGCAAGCGCGAACACGGCGCCGAGCGTTAACCCGGCACCGATCAAGAAAAACCAAGCCGCAAACCTGGCGCGGCGGGTAGCGCGTGCGCGGGCTTGGTCACGGGTGAGGAAAAAGTAGGGCCGCGTCACAGTACAAAATCCTTTAGCGTGTTGGCGTACAGATGGCCCCAAAATTGCCCGCGGACTGTCACGGCAAACACGGGTTCATTCCGGCGCATTAGCTGATTGCGTGCTGTCGTGGCGTATCGCACGCCGACAATCGTACCTTCCGGTAAATCCTGCTCGCCTTCGTGCGTGATGATGTGCTTGGCGATAGTCGCCGTGCAGAACAATTCATACTTCTTGGGGTTTGCGTCAAAGTCTCTTTGATCATAAAGCATTGTCGATTCCTCAGTGTGGCGCCGTCCCTGGCGCTGTGGTGTTTATGAATTAGCAGCGAAATTCTGGATGGTTGGCGACGCCCCATTCCGCCGCGATGTCTCGGATCTCGCGCGCGCTGCTTGCGCGTAGCGCGCTGCGGACCAGCGCCGACAAGCTGCGCGCCATCATGCCGTCATCGGCGCCGGCCGCGCGGTAGCGCGTGAGCTTGGCTACTTCTCGGGTTTCTGACTTGTTCATCTTGTTGCACTCCAGGTTTGTTGTCGGACAAGCGCGATTCTAGGCGCAACAACATCTATTGCAAGAAGTATTGATACCGTTTTGACTGCATATTGCATCCGGTTTGACCTTTTGCGCAGGTGTGACTGGGCTTTGAGAATCAAGCGATTAGATTCATATTGGCATTATTGATAGTGGGTTTCCTATTCTAAAGAATTTATATATATATACTGTATAGAAATACAGCATAGAAATATGGGGCCCGGAAAATCTCCCGCGCCGTGGGCGGCCATAAACTTAAATTGGTATGCATAAACTGCCAATTCTGCCAATGGGTTTATATACAGTATGCCCAAAGCCGTTCGTCGCGTGCCTGCAATAAAAAGTTTGAGACTTCAAATTGATATGCCCAGACTGCCAATGAATGCCGCGCTGCCACATGCCGCACTGCCACATGCCGCACTGCCACATGCTGCGCCGCACCAGGCTCGGGGGCCGAGTGCCGCGAGCGCCGAGCCGAAGGGGTGGGGGGGAGGGCCGACGGGCGACCGGTCATAGCTATAGAGGGGTCGCACAAATTTTTTTGCAAAATTCTCACCGCAACACGGTTTATTACGCACAGCCCTTGCCGCGGCAGTGCAACCGCGTTTATGATCGGCGCAAGATGTTCCGCAACCTCCCGCTCGCACCCCGCGAAATCCGCGCCACCGAGGCGCGACTGGAAGCCATCTACAACGCCGCCGCGCGCGGACTGAAAGGCGACTCCCTGGCGCTGGCTGCCGGGATGTTGCCGACCGAGTACCGTCGGCTATGCCAATTTGACCCATTGGCCGAGATGGCGGCGCTCAAAGGCAAAGCGGACGCCGAGCTAAAGATTGCGGGCAAGCTGCACGAGGCCGCCGAAAACGGCGACGCCAAGGCGGCGCTGGCGATCCTTCAGCACCGGCACGACTGGACGGCCAAACATGAACTGAGCGTAGACGTTCAGCACCGCATCTCGATCACCGACGCGCTACAGGCCGCGCAGGGACGCGTGCTGGAGGGTAAGACGCTCCCCGCGCTGGAGCACACCGAGCCAACGCGCTTGCCGCGCACCGTGACCCCCGCAGACCATGCAGAAACCGATCTATAGCGCCGACGAGGAGATGCTGCTGATGACCCGGCTGTGGCAGCCGAACATCGCAGACGACCCGGAAGCGTTCGTGCTGTTTGCCTTCCCGTGGGGGCAGGCCAATACGCCGCTTGCCAAGTTCAAGGGGCCGCGCAAGTGGCAACGGACGGTTCTTAGGCAGATCAAGCAGCACTTGGCCGAAAACCGCGGTCAGGTCACGATGGACACGCTGCGGCTGGCGGTGTCGTCCGGGCGCGGTATCGGCAAATCGGCGCTGGTGAGCTGGCTCATCCTCTGGATGATGACGACGCGCATCGGGGCGTCGGTCATCGTCAGCGCCAACTCCGAAGCGCAGCTACGGTCAGTGACCTGGGGCGAGCTGTCCAAGTGGTGCGCCATGCTCATCAACTCGCACTGGTGGGAGATCAGCGCAACCAAGATCACCCCGGCGCAGTGGCTTACAGAGTTGGTCGAGCGCGACCTGAAGAAAGGCACGCGCTACTGGGCGGCGGAGGGCAAACTGTGGTCGGAAGAAAACCCCGACAGTTACGCGGGCGTCCACAACCACGACGGCATGATGCTCATTTTTGACGAGGCCAGCGGTATACCGGACCCCATCTGGGCGGTCGGCGCGGGCTTCTTTACCGAGAACATTCTGGACCGGTACTGGTTCGCGTTCAGCAACCCTCGGCGCAATCAAGGGTACTTTTTCGAGGCGGTCGAGGGGTCCAAACGGGACTTCTGGAGCAGCGAAAAGATCGACGCCCGGACGGTCGAGGACACCGACAAGGCCGTCTATGAGCAGATCATTGCCGAATACGGCGAGGACTCTATCCAGGCGCGGGTAGAGGTGTACGGCGAGTTCCCGTCCTCGGGCGACGATCAGTTCATCTCCCCGCGGATGGTGGACGAGGCGGCGGCGCGGGCCAAGTACAAGGACGAAACGGCGCCGATTGTCATCGGGATCGACCCGGCGCGAGGCGGCATGGACTCGACGGTTATTGCAGTGCGGCAAGGGCGCGACCTGATCGCGTTGAAACGCTACCAGGGCGACGACACGATGACCACCGTAGGGCACATCATCGACGCCATTGAGGAGTACCGGCCGGCGCTGACCGTCATTGACGAAGGCGGGCTAGGATATGGCATCTTGGACCGGCTAAACGAGCAGCGGTACAAGGTCCGGGGCGTCAATTTTGGCTGGAAGGCCAAGAATCCGGTCATGTGGGGCAACAAACGCGCCGAAATGTGGGGTGCAATGCGCGATTGGTTGCGAACGGCGGCGATCCCGAAGGATCGGCAGCTAAAAGCCGACTTTACGGGGCCAAAAACCAAGCCCAACTCGGCGGGAACGATCTTCTTGGAGGGCAAGAAGGAAATGAAGGCCCGCGGGCTGGCGTCTCCGGACGCCGCTGACGCGTTGGCGGTGACGTTCGCGTACCCGGTTGCCCACCGGGAGGCGCGAGAGAAGGCGCTGCGACGGTACTCGCAGCAGGGGCAAACAACCGGATCGTGGATGGCATCATAATGACACGTAAAAGTGTTTCGTTGTCGGTCGGACGGGGCGAAAAACAGCCAGTTTCCCGCGGGGCTGGACTTACCGCCAAAGGCCGCGCAAAATACAACCGGGAAACTGGGTCAAATCTCAAGGCTCCCGCGCCAAGCCCAAAGACCAAGGCCGATAAGGGGCGTAAAGCCTCTTTTTGTGCTCGCATGTCCGGGGTGGTGGCAAAGGCAAAAGGCCCGGCGGAACGCGCTAAGGCGTCGCTGCGGCGGTGGAAGTGCAACTGATGGGGCATAAAATGGCTTCTAAGAAGGGCTTGTACGCCAACATCCACGCCAAGCGCGAGCGCATCAAGGCCGGCTCGGGCGAAAAGATGCGGAAAGTAGGCGCTGAAGGCGCACCGACGGCCAAGGCGTTTCGCCAGTCGGCCAAAACGGCTAAGAAGAGGAAGTAACCATGCCTCTGGTCAAGTCGGCATCAAAGCAGGCGTTTAGAAAAAACGTCAAGACGGAAATTGCGCACGGCAAGCCGGTCAAGCAGGCCGTTGCGATTGCCTATGCAACCAAGCGTAGCGCAGCGCGGGGCAAAAGCGGGTCGTCAAAGAAGAAGTAATGGCTACGCTAAAGCAAGATCCGACAGGAATTGAAGGCGCGGGCAAAGTGTCCGCGCGGGGTGGTCCTAACCAAAAAGACCATCGGGATACGTTGCAGATGATGCGCGATCGGTTGCGGCAAGCAATCGGCGCGTATTCGGAAAGCCGCGAAGATGAGCTGGACGATCTGCGCTTTATGGCCGGTTCGCCGGACAACCAGTGGCAGTGGCCGCAAGATGTGCTGGCAACCAGAGGCTCAGTTCAGGGGCAAACCGTTAACGCCCGGCCCTGTTTGACGATCAACAAGCTGCCGCAACACGTTCGGCAAATTACCAATGAGCAGCGGCAAAACCGCCCTGCGGGCAAAGTCATTCCCGTCAACGACAAGGCAGACATTGAAGTCGCCGAAGTGCTGAACGGCATTGTTCGGCACATTGAATATATGTCGGACGCGGACGTTGCCTACGATACAGCTTGTGAAAACCAAGTGACGTATGGCGAAGGCTATATTCGTCTTTTGACTGAGTATTGCTACGAAGACAGCTTTGACCAAGACATCAAGATCGCGCGGATTCGCAACAGTTTTAGCGTCTACATGGACCCTCTCATCCAAGACCCTTGCGGGGCAGATGCAGAGTGGTGCTTTATTACCGAAGACTTGATGAAGGAAGAGTACGAGCGGTTGTACCCCAACGCCGCGCCGCTGTCGTCCATCATGGCGCAGGGCATCGGTGACCAAGACATCAGCCAGTGGATTACGGAAGATACGATCCGCATCGCGGAATACTTCTACATTGACCATAAAGACGACACGCTGTACTTGTTCCCTGGCGATCAAACAGTCTTTAAAGGATCACCTCAAGATAAAGCCCTTCGTGCAATGGGGCTTCAGCCGGTGCGCGAACGCCGCGTAGATCGAAAGCGCGTCATGTGGATGAAAACCAACGGGTTTGAAGTCCTCGAAGAGCGTGAGTGGGCAGGCGATTGGATTCCGGTTATCCGCGTTGTCGGTAACGAATTTCAGGTTGATGGACGCATTTTTATCTCCGGTATTGTCCGCAACGCCAAAGACGCGCAGCGGATGTACAATTACTGGACGAGCCAAGAAGCGGAAATGCTGGCCTTGGCCCCCAAAGCGCCGTTTATCGGCTACGGCGGGCAGTTTGAAGGGTATGAATACCAGTGGAAGACGGCTAACACGCAAAACTGGCCGTATTTGGAAGTCAATCCTGATGTCACGGACGGCCAAGGCGCCGTGCTGCCGTTGCCTCAACGCGCCGCCCCACCGCTGCCTCAGACCGGGCTTATCCAGGCCAAAATGGGCGCCTCGGATGACATTAAATCCACTACCGGCCAGTACGACCCAAGCCTTGGAGCGCAGTCCAACGAGCGGTCTGGTCGGGCAATTTTGGCGCGTGAACGGCAGAGCGACACGGGAACATATCACTATGTAGATAACCTAGCCCGCGCTGTCCGCTACGTCACGCGCCAACTTGTTGACCTGATTCCGAAGATTTACGACACGCGGCGGATTGCGCGGATTATCGGAATCGACGGCGAAACCAGCATGGCAAAGATCGACCCAACGCAGCCGGAGCCGGTCAGAAAGATCGTAGATGAAACGGGCGTCGTGATTGAGAAAATCTATAACCCGTCTTTGGGGCGTTACGACGTAGTGGTCGCAACTGGCCCGAGCTACTTGACTAAGCGTCAAGAAGCAATGGACGCGATGGCGCAGATTCTTCAGGGCAACCCGACACTGTGGGCGGTGGCGGGCGATTTGTTTGTGAAGAATATGGACTGGCCGGGCGCTCAAGAGATGGCTGCGCGGCTTCGCAAGACTATCGATCCGAAGTTGCTGGCAGACCAGGATAACGATCCGGCGTTGCAGGCCGCACAACAGCAGATCGAAGCGATGTCTGCGGAGATGCAGCAGATGCACGACATGCTGATGAACGTAAATCAGTCGTTTGAAGCCCGCGAAGCACAGGTTCGGGAGTTTGAGTCGAAGATTAAAGCCTTTGACGCAGAAACTAAGCGAATTTCGGCCACAATGGCCGGCATGACGTTTGAGCAGATTCAAGACATCGTGATGGGCACGCTGGCCGCCGCGCAAGACGCGGGAGACTTGATTCCGCCTCAATCTATGTCAGGGCCAATTATGGCGGAAATGCCGCCTGAAGGGCTAGAATCGCCGGAAATGGCTCGGCAGGAAGAACGTCAGCAAGCCACGCCGATGCCTACGGTTGTGCCGCAAGGAACATAAGTATGAAAGCTGCCGATTTCATTGGGATGCTGTTTTTGGCCCGAGACGTAACGCACTCGGTTCATCTGAATACCCGCAGCTACGCCAAGCATAAGGCCCTGAATAAGTTTTATGACGAGGTTGTCGATCTTGCCGATACGTTTGCCGAAGCCTACCAAGGCCGGCACGGATTAGTCGGCCCTATCTCGCTGCTTAACGCTCGCAAAACAGCTAACGTGCTGGACTTTTTGGAAGACCAGCTTGCCGAGATTGAGCGTGTTCGATACGACGTGTGCGACAAATCAGATACGGCGATACAAAACATTATCGACGAAATTGTCGGCTTGTATCTTTCAACCATTTACAAAATCAAATTCCTTGCTTAAGGACCGATTATGGAACTTCTAAAATCGCTGGATCAAACGGCTTACCCGGCTTACACCGCAACTGCGGGAGCCACGGCGGGCAACACAACTGCGTGGTTGCCTGGCGCGGAGGGGGTTTTGGTCTGGTGCGATCAACCATGCTACGTTGAAGTTGGCGTGGGCGTCACGGCAACGAACGCCAGTACGCCGATTCCGGCCTATACGCCAATTCCGTTTGCGGTTCCGCTGAATACGAGCGGTGCTCCTTGGCGCGTCAGCGTTTTGCGGATTGGTAGCACGGATGGCACGGCGTACTGCAAGCCTCTTAACAAGCAATGAGTTTTTTCGGCGCCGACATTCGTAACGCACTTGCCATTGGGCTTGGCGGCATTGCTACACTATTTTCTGGCCGCGCTAGTGAGCAAACCCAAAGCAATCTTCTTTGTGAAAATGGAGACAACCTCGTCCAAGAAGACGGCGGGTTGATTCTGCTGGAGTGAACTAAATGGCCGTCAATCTTTCTCCCGTGGGCGGCGTTGCGGCCCAGTTTTTTACTAACACCGGCACGGTGTTGACTGGCGGCAAACTGTATACCTACGTTGCTGGCACTACCACACCTCAAGCTACGTACACCACATCTGCGGGCAATGTAGCTTGGACAAACCCGATCGTGCTGGATGCTGCGGGTCGAGTCCCAAGCGGCGGCGAGATTTGGTTGACCGATGCAGTCGTCTATAAGTTTGTGCTCAAAGACAGCAACGATGTGCTGATCGCCACTTACGATAACGTATACGGCATTAGCAACGTCAATCTTCCGGTTGATTCGTCGCAAGTTACTTACGACCCTCCGTTTGTGTATGGCGTTGCGACCACGGTAGAAAATAAACTAGCTCAATACGTCAGCGTTAAAGATTTCGGCGCTGCTGGAGATGGTATAACCGACGATACAGCGTTTATTCAAGCCGCACTTGACGCTAGTTACAATGTTTATTTTCCAGCAGGAAACTACAAGATCAATGGCACGTTGACCATTCGCCCGTACTCAACCTTGCAGGGCGCAGGCAAAGTTGGCTATGTCACCTCGTACACGCAAAACGTCGGTGAAGGCACCCGTTTGATTCAGACCACTAATGCGTTCTTGTTGTACACCTCGACAGGTAATCTAGACACGGATCGCGAGGGTCACATTACGATCTCCGATATGACGTTGCTTGGCGGCCTAGTAACGCAAAACGAAGCATTACGCGGCACTTACGGGCTGGCGTGCTACAGCAGTCAGCGCATGATTTGCAATCGTGTGTACGCGGGATGGTTCAGTCTTTCCGGTTTTCGTTTTTACGGCGCGTTGACCGCGACCATGCACGATTGCGAGGCTGAGTATAACCAAGATGCCGGCATTTCTATGGATTACGGCCCGTTTGGAACGACGGAAACCGCTAATTCATATATGTCGTACATTCAAGGCGGAAAAATCGTTCAAAACAAAAATTATGGCATCCGACTTGGCGTGTCTACATACCGTGTTTCGATCACGAATGTTGACATTGAATCGACCGGTCAATACTACGCAACTGGCGACGGTGTTGGCATTTACCTAAGCAGCGAGGCAAATACCGTTGAGATTAATGGTTGTTGGTTAGAAGACAACAAAACCCATATTCTTCTTGGTGACGGCACCTCGCTTGTCACGGTGCCTAAAGGTACTGTAATCAGCAGTACCGAATTGTGGTCCATTAACGGAACGGGTCCAGCAATCCAAATCCAAGGCGGAACTAACGCTCGTATTGATTCGTGTCATTTTCTTGGTGGCGGCAAAATTATTGTGAATCAATATGCCAGCGCGCCTCTAATAACAAACTGCTATTCGACTCCATCAACTGACGCAATTCGTGTTTTTGACAACAACGATTTTCCTGTTCAGTTTGCGAACAGCCCGATTACCAATGTGTTCCCGTACTCAAAAATTGATACGTGGGGCACGACCAACTGTACTGTGACGGTCGAGCAGATTGCCAGCCCTGCAGGCAACGTACCGGTTTACAAGGTGACGCCTACTGCACCCGGTGTTGTTCAAATTCAGTCCACCAACGCTGTATATGCGTTTGCAAAGAACTTTCACACTTACGGTTGGTTTTTGAAAACGAGCAGCGCCACATCAAGCGCATTTTGGCCGCAGCTGTCGTCGGTCAACATGCCCAAGTCATACACGTCGGCTGAGGTAAATTCCTTTTCTGCAAACTCTGATTGGAAATGGTTTAGTATCGGCCGGTGTATAGGTTTTGGCGATACGGGCAATCAAGCGTTCACCTTCACCACCACAGCCGCCAACACCGATCCGTTCTACATAACCGGGTTTGTAGCGTTGCCAGGAATCGTGTATGAGCCATACATTCAGCCAACCACGGGGATTACCGCTTTGTCGGACGGGCCTACACCAAGTGTATACGGTATAAGTCAAGCAACAACTGGCGGTACTACGACCATAACAAACTTTACCGATGGAACCGTCGGGCAAAAATTTGTGCTAATTTCTGAACACGCAGTTACCATCGCGGATGGCACAGATATTTTTTTGCTAGGGTCTGTCAACTTTGACATGAACGCAACAGACACGTTGACGCTGATTCAAAAAGCTGACGGTAAATGGTATGAAATTGCCCGCAGCATAAACTGAAAGGATTAATAAAATGGCCGATAAAAAAATCTCCCAACTTACCGCCTCAACAAGACCGTTGGCGGGCAGTGAAGTTTTACCGATTGTTCAATCTTCAACTACCGTTAAAACATCAATTGCCACACTGCTTGATTTTGGTGGTTCTGGCGCACTATTTAGAAACCGTCTCATTAACGGCAACATGGCGGTTGACCAGCGAAACAACGGCGCATCGCAAACATTTACCGCGGCTGCGGCTATTGCGTATGGTGTTGACCGCTGGTATGCATCCTGCACTGGCGCGAACATAACTGGACAACGCGTCAGTGGCACATCTCCAAATCTTTATGCGTACCAATTTACGGGAGCGACAAGCAACACTGGCTTGATTTTTGGACAGCGAATTGAATCGTTCAACTGTGCTGACTTGGTGAGCAAAACGGTTGTCGGTTCATTGACTGTATCAAGCTCATCAATCACAACTTTGACCTGGACTGCGTATTACGCTAACTCCACAGACACTTTCGCTGCCAAAACGCAAATTGCCACGGGTACGCTGACAATTACCAGCACTCCCACAGACTATTCGTTTTCTTTTGCCGCGGGAACAAACGCGGCAAATGGAATCGCACTGGAGTTTTCTTGCGGCGCTTTAACCGGCACGCAGACAATTAAATTTGAAAACGTGCAGCTTGAATCTGGGTCTATCGCAACGGCGTTTGAGCAGCGTCCGTATTCAACGCAACTTGTGTTGTGTCAGCGATATTACTACAGAACAACTATGGCAGCCGCCAGTCTTGACGGCTCGTCGGGGTATGCAATTAGCGCAACAGGTAGCAGAACAATTACGCCTTTTCCAGTTGCTATGAGAATAGCCCCAACCGCGCTAGAACAAACGGGGACGGCAACCGATTACCGTGTTTTTGGTGGAGGTGCTATTGCTACGGATTGTTCTGCAGTTCCAGCATTTAACGCGGCAAATACGTGGTTTGCAAGAACCACTTTTACGGTTGCTTCCGGGTTAACTGCTTATTATGCAACGGCTCACGGCGCCCAAATCGGAATTACCCCTTATCTTGCATGGAGCGTTGAACTATGAAATATCAATGGGTGGATGATGAGCGACAAGTCGTCCACATCATCAATGACGATGACAAATCGTACAAATCAATGCTTGTTGTCGGACGCGACTCAATAATCGATGATGATTTTTTAGCTTTTCAAGAATCGCTTAAACAAGGAAATTCAATTTTGGACCCAAGTTAAGTTAAAACTGTCGATCTTGTGCTTAACTAACAGTAAAATGTAGTATAGACAAAACCTGTACTGATGCGGTTCATCAGGGAATCTTAGGATTCAAGAAATGACTGAACAAGTCCAAAAAGCCTTAGCGGAAGTTGAAACCGCGCAATCGCCCGAGGCGACGGCCGCCCCGGAACCCGAAGTTTCTACGCCGGAAGAAAAGCCTGCCAAGACGTTTACGCAAGATGAAGTAGACGCGCTTGTCAGTAAAAGGCTGGCACGAGAGCAGCGCAAGTGGGAGCGGGAGAAGAAGTCACTTTCTACTTCTGCACCGCCTGTGCCTGAAGTGCAAAAGCCTGATAGTTTTACCAGCCCGGAGGAAGCAGAAGCCTATGCAGAGGCAATTGCGGCCAGAAAGGCGGAAGAGCTATTAGCAAAACGGGAGACGGAACGACAGCGCCAAGAAGTGGCGGACGCTTATCACGATAAGGAAGAGCAGGCTCGGGAAAAATACGACGACTTTGAACAAGTCGTTTACAACCCCAATCTGCGAATCACGAACGTGATGGCGGAAACCATCCAGGCGTCTGACGTTGGCCCTGACTTGGCTTATTATTTGGGGTCTAACCCTAAAGAAGCCGAACGCATTGCCAAACTGTCGCCTTATATGCAGGCTAAGGAGATCGGGAAGATTGAGGTTAAATTAACCGACAATCCTCCGGTTAAGAAATCGTCGAGTGCTCCGGCACCGATTCAGCCCGTCACCCCTAGGGGAGGCACGGCTCGGACTTTAGACACAACCGATCCGCGTTCCGTAAAGGAAATGTCGACATCGGAATGGATTGAAGCCGAACGTCAACGGCAGATTCGGAAATGGGAAGCTCAATCTAAACTTCGCTAACTTTTGAAGGAACTCTGTCATGGCAAATAGTTTGCTTACAATCGACATGATTACTCGCAAGGCACTTGAAATCCTTGAGAATAATCTTGTCCTGACTCGCAATGTGAACCGCCAGTATGACGATAGCTTTGCTGTCGAAGGCGCTAAGATCGGCTCCACGCTGCGTATCCGTCTGCCGGATCGCGCGCTGGTGACGGACGGCGCGGCGCTTCAGGTTCAGAGCGACAACGAACAGTTCACCACGCTTTCCGTGGCGTCTCAGAAGCACATCGGCGTGAACTTCACGTCGGCGGAACTGACCCTGCAGCTGGATGACTTTGCAGAGCGCGTGCTGAAGCCTCGTATTAGTCAGCTCGCTGCCAGCATTGACGCGGACGTTGCCAACTCCTACCGCTATGTCGGTAACTCGGTGGGCACCCCCGGCACGACGCCATCTACCTCGCTGGTCCTGTTGCAGGCGCAGCAGAAGCTCAACGAGAACGCCGCTGTCATGTCTCCACGTTACGCGACGGTCAACCCGGCGGCTAACGCGGGGCTGGTCGAAGGCATGAAGGGTCTGTTTAACCCAACCGACACCATTAGCCGTCAGTTTAAGAACGGCCTGATGGGCACGGGCGTTCTGGGTTTCGACGAGATCAACATGTCTCAGTCGATCAAGCAGTTCACGACCGGCTCGCGTAATGCGACGGGCGGCACGACCTCGGCGGCTGTTAGCTCCGAAGGTGCCACCACTATCGCTGTCACGGGCGCTGGCAACAACTCGACCGTGAAGGCCGGCGATGTGTTCACGGTGGCAGACTGCTACGCCGTGAACCCGCAGACTCGTGAGTCCACGGGTTCGCTGTTCCAGTTCGTGGTGACCACGGATGTGACGCTCGGCTCTAGCGGTGAGGGTAACCTGACCGTGGCCCCGATCTACTCGTCCTCCCAGGCACTGGCGACGGTCAACTCTCTGCCCGGCAACAGCAAGGCGGTCACGTTTGTAGGCGCCGCTTCGTCGCAGTATCCGCAGAACCTTGTGTACCACAAGGATGCGATTACGTTTGCAACGGCGGATCTGTTGCTGCCGCAGGGCGTGGATATGGCCTCGCGTCAGGTGCATAACGGTATTTCGATGCGTGTTGTTCGTCAGTACGACATCAACAACGACCGTATGCCCTGCCGTATCGACGTGCTGTATGGCTACAGCACGATTCGTCCGCAGATGGCCGTTCGCCTTTGGGGCTAACTGAAATGCCCGGCTTTTAGCCGGGCTTTTTCAACAACTTTTTGAAAGGATATTAATTATGGCGATTCCTAATGGCGCTGGTGGTTATCAGTATAGCGACGGCAACAATGGCGAAGCGCTGCTGCTCGTTCAGGGCGCTCCGACGGCTCTGACGGCAGGCGCAACGGCAACGGCCGCTCAGCTTGCAAACGGCCTTTTCACTTTCAATGGCACCGCAGGCAATCTTCAGTTGCCGACCGTGGCCGATCTGGAAGCGGAAATTTCGTCGGCTTCTAAGGTAAATGCCGCGTTTGATTTCTACATCATTAACATTGATGCGGGAACGGACGACATTACCCTGACGACTGGCACGGGCTGGACGATTGTGGGCGTGGCGGCTGTTACCGAGAATACGTCGGCGCATTTCCGCGCGCGTAAGACCGGCGACGGTTCCTGGACGGCTTATCGTCTGTCGTAATACGCAGGGGGCTTCGGCCCCCTGTTTTTAAGAGGATATTTCCATGCCTAATACTAAGGCTGTAGGCGTTGCATATAGCGACCCGCAGTTTGATTCACTGACCGTTACCGGCGCGTCCGCGCTTGCGGCTGTTACGGCGACTAGCGTCACCACTTCTGGCGCTGCGGCGGCCAGTAACGCGGTTGCCGGCGTGTATTTCTACTCAACGGCCATTACGGCTAACACGACCACGACGACTGCTCCCGCCGGATCTCTCGGCATGACCAGCAACGCAACGGGTCTTGGCAAGCTGTTTTATTCGGACGGCACTAAGTGGCAGATTGGCTCTGTCACCCCGTAAGGAAAGGGGGGTGTAAACCCCCCTGCTTAAACTATGGCAGTTATCTATCTACGGCACGCGCAACACGGCGCAAAAGTCGCTATCTCTGAAGTCGAAGCGGAACAGGATATGCAGAACGGGTGGGAAGAGTTCGACCCCACTGCATTAGCTGCGGAAAACGACTCAGAGGACGGCGACTTGACAGATGGTTTTGCGCCATCACCCGCGGGGGTTGTTAATGCCCTGCCAAAGCGTCGCGGACGACGGCCTCGGGAGTTTAGAGAATGACCACTTCTGCTACTGCCGGCGAGATTATCAACGGGTCGTTGCGCCTTATTGGCGTGCTGGCGGAGGGGGAAACACCTTCCGCTGCGGTCATGCAAGACTCAATTATGGCGATTAACCAGATGATTCAGTCTTGGGATACTGAACGTCTCGCCGTTTTTAGCACGCAGGATCAGGTCTTTACTTGGCCGGCGTATGAAATGACTAGGACTATCGGCCCCACAGGTAATTTTGTTGGGGACAGGCCAATCGAGATTGACGACGCTACCTACTTTAAAGACCCTTCATCGGGGCTGTCGTTTGGCGTCAAGCTGATTAACCAGCAGCAATACGATGGCATTGCGTTTAAGACCGTCACTTCTACGTATCCGCAGGTGATGTTCGTAAACAATACTTTTCCCGACATGACGCTGACAATTTACCCAGTGCCTATCAAAGCGCTTGAGTGGCATATAATTTCCGTGGAAACCTTGACGGAAGTTACGAGCGTGGCTACGGATATGTATTTTCCGCCAGGTTATTTGCGCGCCTTCCGTTACAATCTTGCGATGGAACTGGCACCGGAGTTTGGGGTAGAACCCTCGCCGCAAGTGCAGCGGATTGCAATGACTAGCAAGCGCAATCTGAAGCGCATTAACAACCCGAATGACCTGATGGCGATTCCCTACCCGATTGTGGCGACTCGCCAGCGGTACAACATTTACGCAAATAACTTCTGATGAAAACGCCCATCCTTGGCTCAACCTATGTCGCTCGCAGCGTCAACGCTGCGAACGCAAGGATGGTAAATCTTTTCCCGGAAATGGTGCCAGAAGGCGGCAAAGAACCTGCTTTTCTGAACCGCGCTCCGGGGATGAGCTTACTTGCGGCTATCGGAACCGGGCCTATCCGCGGACTGTGGGCTTTTTCTAACGACGTAAACTTTGCGTTTGTCGTTTCCGGCAACAGCCTCTATAAAATTACGTCAGCCTACGTCCCTACCCTTTTGGGGACGATTGCGGGCACTGGGCCTGTCAGCATGGCGGACAACGGGACTCAGTTGTTTATCGCGGCTAATGGGCCGAGCTACATCTATAACAACAGCACAAACACGTTTGCCGCAATTACTGACCCAGACTTTCCGGGCGCGGTAACGGTCGGCTACCTAGATGGTTACTTCGTCTTCAACGAACCTGACAGCCAGAAAATCTGGGTGACGGCTTTGCTGGATGGTACGTCCGTAGATCCACTCGATTTTGCCAGCGCCGAAGGATCGCCAGACGGCGTGGTTGGCCTGATTGTAGACCACCGCGAAGTGTGGGTGTACGGAACCAACAGCGTAGAAGTTTGGTACGACGTTGGCGGCGTTGATTTTCCGCTGCAACGTATTCAAGGCGCGTTTAACGAATTGGGATGTGCGGCGCCCTATTCGATTGCCAAGATGGATAACGGATTGTTTTGGCTCGGACAAGACGCACGCGGTCAGGGCATCGTTTACCGGGCCAACGGCTATACGGGCCAACGCATTTCGACGCACGCTGTTGAATGGCATATTCAGCAATACGGTAGCTTGGCCAATGCGATTGGCTATACGTATCAGCAAGACGGCCACAGCTTCTACGTGCTGATTTTCCCGAACGCTAACACCACTTGGGTGTATGACGTAGCCACTCAAGCCTGGCACGAACGTGCGGGATGGGCTGACGGGGCTTTTACGCGTCACCGTAGCAACTGCCAGATGTTTTTTAACAACAAGGTAATTGTTGGGGATTATCAAAACGGCAATATCTATGCGTTTAACCTAGACGATTTTTCGGACAATAACGCCATACAAAGATGGTTGCGTACGTGGCGGGCGCTCCCGACGGGCGACAACAACCTTAAAAGAACCGCGCAACATACAATGCAGATTGACCTTGAGTCGGGTACCGGGTTAAACGGTCTTGTGCAAACAGAAGATATTTATCTGATGACGGAAAACGATGAATATCTTACAACCGAAAATGACGAGCATTTAATCGCAGAACAAACCGCACCAGCAACGCAAGGCAGCGATCCGCAACTGATGCTGCGATGGTCCGATGATGGCGGCCACACATGGTCCAACGAACATTGGGCGCCGATGGGGAAAATTGGCGAGTATTACAAGCGCGTTTTCTTTCGCCGTCTCGGCATGACGCTTAAGCTGCGTGATCGCGTATATGAACTATCGGGAACCGATCCGGTTAAGATCGCCATCATGGGCGCTGAGTTGCAGATAAGCGGCACCAATGCCTAACCCAAGCGCCACGCCGACGCCGATTACGCCTCCTCGGGTGCCGCTCATAAACGAGCGCACGGGGCTAATCGACCGTGCGTGGTACATGTTTTTTCTGTCCCTTTTCCGGACAGCGCAAGAGTCTACAGACGGCCAAAATATAGGCCCAAGCGCGGAATCGTTGATCGCGTCTTATGATGAGGCGTTGCGGGCGCTATCGCAATACGCTGAGACGCAACCGCCAGAAATTGATTGCTGTGTTGAAATTGACCAGCTTAAAAATGCCGTTTTTTCGCAACCGCCCAATGAAGTTGGCGAGTTACAGCAGCAGATAAATGCGTTGCGGCAAGAAGTTGAAACGCAACGCCAGCCGGAACTCGGCAGTATGGCTCCGCTGGAGCAAGATAATCTGCCCTGGGTAACATTTAACAACGCGCCTTCGCCTGTCCCAATAAGTATAGGAACATTGGCGTGGGACGGCGGCTCGACGCTGGGCGTCCAAGCAACAGCAAACGTCAATATCCGCATTGGTGAGGCTGAATACGTTTACGCTAAGGCGTCGGCGGCGGTTACCAAAGGACAGCTTTGTTACCACACAGGCGCAGTCGGCGCTTCCGGCGTCATTACGGTAGCACCAACGCCGCTTGCGTTGGCTGACCCAAACCAAATTGTCGGTGTAGCCGCCGAAACCATTGCGCTTAATGGATTTGGCTTGATTCAAGTCAGCGGCGACCTGCGCGGATTCAACACCACCGGCAGCAGCGTCGGCGAGACTTGGGCTGACGGCGACCCGCTGTACTACAACCCTGCCTACGTCGGCAGCTTCACCAAGACCAAACCGTCCGCGCCAAACCAGAAAACTTACCTCGGCGAAGTCATCAACGCCGGGTCTGGTGGCTCCGGCTCCATCCATATCCGCATCGCGTACGGCTCAATACTGGGCGGCACGGACAGCAACGTGCAGTTTGGCACGTTGGCGAATGGCGACCTGATTCAGTATGACTCGGCGCTACAATACTGGAAAAACGTCCCCGCTTCCACGCTGCCGGTCGGCACAGCTACCAATTTGGCGGGCGGCGCTGCCGGCTCGGTGCCGTATCAGTCCGCATCTAGCACTACGACATTCCTATCGATTGGTTCGGCGCTTCAAGTGCTTAAGGTCAACGCCGGCGCTACGGCTCCTCAGTGGGTCAGCGGCGCGGCCCTGACCAAGACCGACGACACCAACGTCACGCTGACGCTGGGCGGCACGCCGGCCACGTCGCTGCTGGCCGCTACATCGCTGACGCTGGGCTGGACGGGTCAGCTTGCCGTCAGCCGGGGCGGCACGGGCGGCAACACGACCCCGGCTAACGGCCAGCTTTTGATCGGCAACGGCACCGGCTACACGGTTGCCAACCTGACGGCCGGCACCGGCGTCAGCATCTCCAACTCGGCCGGCGGCATTTCGATCTCGGCCACCGGCACCGGCGGCACGGTCACCAGCGTTTCGGTCGTGTCGGCCAACGGCTTTGCTGGCACTGTCGCCAACGCGACAACCACACCGGCCATTACGATCTCGACCAGCATCACCGGCCTGCTGTACGGCAATGGCACCGCCATCGCTGCGGCCACCGTCAGCTCACCCCTGAGCTACTCGGCCGGCACCCTGAGCATTCCGGTCGCCACCAGCAGCGCCAACGGCTACCTAAGTAGCACCGATTGGACGACATTTAACAGCAAACAAGCCGTCGCCGCGCCGGTAACCTATACGGCCAATTTTTCCGTTGGGGCCACCGATCTTTGGGTCATAAACAATAAATCGGGGTCATCTTGCACCGCAACATTACCCGCCGCATCTAGCTATACTGGCCGGGTGCTGCATTTTTTGAACTACCAGGCGCAAGCGTTGGTGTCTGCGTCTAGCAACGTCGTGCCGCTGACCGGCGGCGCGGCGGGGACGGCAATCCTGGCCGCAGTGGCAGGCGACACGGCCACCTTGGTTTCTGATGGCACAAATTGGATAATGACGCAATACACGCCTAACAACGTGTTGTTGCTGGAGTAAGGAGTCCGTTTATGACAGTCACCGTCAAAGTGCTTGTACCGGCCAAAACGGTCGAAAGCACGCAAACCACCCAGTACACCGCGACTGGCGTGACCACGATTATCGACAAGTTTACCGCGACCAACTACAACACGGCGGCGGCGACAATCAGCGTGAATTTGGTAACCTCAGCGGGCGCGGCGGGCAACGCCAACCTGATTACCAAGACTAAAACGCTTCAGCCTGCCGAGGTCTATACGTTTCCTGAATTGGTCGGGCAAGTTTTGGCCTCCGGCGATTTTATTAGCACAATCGCCGGAACGGCGAGCGCAATCAACATGCGCGTTAGCGGACGAGAGGTATCGTGACCCAAGTAGCGGTTCAGGAGGCGGTGACGGCGCTGAAGGCCGAGGTGCTTAAGCTGCCGCAGGTTGAACTGCCGACGACGCATACGTTTCACGGCGGGATGTATTGCCGTCAAGTATGGCGGCCCGCCGGAACGGTTATCATAGGAAAGGTTCACAAGAAAGAACACTTTTACATGGTTGTGGCGGGAACCGTATCGGTAACAACGGATGAAAGCGTCATCACGATTACCGGCCCACATTTGTTGTGCAGCAAGCCCGGAACGCGCAGGGCGGTTTATGCTGAGACAGACGCGTTGTGCATGACGATTCATCGCACAGATGCAAACGACGTTGAAGAAGCGGAAACGGATTTAGTGGAAGACGAACCCGACAGCGCGTTTGGTGTGGGAAACGTCTTGAAGCAAAAACCTTATGAGGTGTTGACATGACTTTTGCGGTTGCTGCTGCCGGTATCGCCGCTGGCGGGTCAATTTTAGGCGGCCTGATTGGTGCCAGCGGCGCTAAAAAAGCGGCAAAGGCCCAAGCGCAGGCCGCTCGGGAACAACTGGCGTTGCAACGCGAGATGTTTGGACGGCAGCAGGAATTCCTGTCGCCGTATCAGCAGGCCGGTCTGGAAGGGCAGAACGAACTGATGCGCCTTCTGGGGCTGCGCGGCGACCGCGCCTCCGCGGGCTATGGCTCACTGACGCAGCCGTTCAGTCAGACCCAATTCGAGGCCGACCCCGGCTATGGATTCCGCATGGCCGAGGGCATGAAGGCGCTGGAACGCAGCGCAGCAGCGCGAGGCGGCCTACTGTCCGGATCGGCGCTCAAGGGCATCCAGCGGTACGGCCAAGATCTGGCCTCGCAGGAGTATCAGAACGCCTTCCAGCGATACCAGGCTGAACGGCAGGCACGGTATGCGCCGCTTCAGAACCTCATGGCTTCCGGCCAGCAGGCTGCCGGGGCGTTGTCCGGTGCCGCGGGCGGCTTCGGCGCGGCGGGCGGGCAAGCGTTGGCGGATGTCGGCGCGGCGCGGGCGTCGGGGTATGCGGGATCGGCCAATGCGCTGAACGCGGCGCTGTCCGGCGTTGCCGGCGCGGCGCAAGGGTATCAACAAAATCAGTTGATGATGCAGTATCTTCGCAACATGCCGTCCACTTATGGCGGGGGCACGCCGATGACCTATAACTACGCGGGTCCGCAGTTTTCCAACTTGGGATAAGTCATGCCTATCCAACCTTTTGCTACGCAGATTCAACCCCCGCAGATTCAGCCCGTCAATGCGATGGCCCAGGTGGGTCAGCTTATGGCGATGCGGAACGCGCAGCAAGAAAACGCGCTGCGCGATCTTCAGATGGGGCAGCTTAAACAGGGCATTGAGCAAGAAAACGCGTTGCGCGAGTACCTTAGAGGCGCTGACCTAAGCACGTCGGAAGCGCGGAAAGGACTGGTTCGGTATGGCACGCCGGGGCTTGAAGCGCAGCGGGCGCTTCAGCAGGCCGAGGCTGCTTCTCTTCAAACGGCTTCGGCGCAACAACAGTTGATTACAGACAGACTTAAGTCGTTCAAAGAGATCCAAAAAAGCGCCCTTACACCAGAAGATAGGCTTGCATTTCACGATGCAGTTCATGCCGACGCCGTGCTTGGGCCTTATTTGGAAAGCATGGGTGCAACTGCTGATAGGGGTCGGGCACAAATTCTTGAGGCAGCAAAAACGCCGGATTCGTGGCAGTCTTTTCTTGTGCAATCGGATTTAGGCTTAGACAAGCTAATTGACCTTGGGATTAGGCAGCAGCAAGAAAGACGGGCGGACTCCGCCGAAGAGCGAGCGAAAAGACAAGAACGCAGGACGGAACAAGAATTTCAGCGCAGAGTCGCAGCGGAAGATTTGGGCACGTACAACGCCGATGCGGGCGGGTTTATTTCTTCTACAACCAACAAATTTACGCCGTTGCGTCAAGTGCAGGAGACTAAAGAGGCCGCTTCTGCCCGCAAAGCGCTCACGCAAATCGGGTATGACCCGAATACTGCGTCCGATACGGTTACAGACCTTATCAAAAACTCCACGGGGTCTCTGGCGGGAACTTGGGTTGATTCGTTGGCGCGAAGCGTGGGCATGGGGACTGCGGGCGCGCAAAACATTGAGTCCCTCGCAGCCATAGCAAATCAAATGGCGCTAGATCTCGCGGGAGGAAAACTAGGCGCAGGTTTCTCCAACGAAGACCGCGACTTCTTGAAAGGGACGTTGGGCGACGTAGCAAACCCCCGTAAAACGCGGTCGGAGCGTTTAGCGGCTTGGAACGTAGCGAAAAATCGGCTAAAAAATCTTGCCGGCGAAACAAAACCCGCAGCACGCGGCGCGGGCGCGTCGGGATCGTGGGATGCGCCTTCTAAGGTGGACCCTGAAGAGTGGAAGTTTTTGACTCCGGAGGAGAAAGCGTTATGGCAGAAATGACGCTTGAACAACAGCAAGCTCTTGCGCTTGCCAGAGCGCGGCGGCGTCGTGCGGAAGAAATGGGGGCGCCGTCTGAAGTGCCTGGCGCTCGGGCGCAGCCTTCGCGGGTAGCAGAAGGGTTTTCGCCGTTTAAGGGCGACCCGTTGCGGGGGCTAGGCTTAGGCGCTCGGGACGTTGTGGCGGGTTTGGCGACGATTCCAGGCATCATCTACGATGTGGCTGCCGCGCCGTTTAACCTTGCTGGCGCAAACATTCCGTCTGCTTCGTCACAAGTTCAACGTGGATTGACGGCCATCGGATTGCCCGAACCGCGCACGCCTCAAGAACGACTGGTCGGCGCAGCGGTTCGTGGCGGTGCGGTAATTCCCGTCCCCGGTCTGCCTGCTTTGAGCGGTGCGGCGGCTGAAGTTACGGGGGAAGTTTTCCGGCAAAGCGACACACCAGAAATTTTTAGCGTGTTTGGTGAATACGGCCCTCAAGTCTATCAAACGCTTGGTTCGCTCGGTTCATTAGGCGTGGGTTTGGCAACCGGATCGCCCCGCGAAACCGCTGCGGCGCTCTCCAAAATATCGCCCGCCGCGTTTGTTGCTAAGAAAGCTGCTCCTGCCGTCAAACGCGCGCTGGAGCCGTTTACGGCGGCGGGCAAAGAAGCTATCCGCGGGCGTACTTACGCGCAACTGCTTGGTAATGACCCGGCCAGGATTCAGCAAGCGATTGACTTGTTGAACGAAGGCAGGTCAGTAGAGGACGTTGCGCTTACGTTGGATTCGCCGCAGTTAGCAGCCGCGTTCAAACAAGTTACGCCGCGTTCGCCCGAAGTTGCCAATGAACTGTTTTTGCGTAACAAAGCCACTCAAGAAGCGCAGACCAATCAGCTTGCCGCCGCGCAACAGACGTTGCAGCAGCTCGAAGCGCAGCAGCGTGCCAGCTCCGCGCAACAGCTTTCGCAGATTCAGACCGATCTGCAAGCGGCGCTGGACGTTGCCGAAACGGCCCAACGTCAAGTCGGCGCTGCCGTTCCCCGCGCACGTCAGATGGAAGTCGGCAAACAGGTTACGGCGTCCAGAGAAAAATTGCTGGCGGCGGCCAAAGCAGAAACCGGCCAACTATACAAGTCTGCAATTGAATCTGCGGGAGACACAAAATTTACGATAGGCAACTTAATTTCTAGGGCAAAAACGCAAGCTGCGTCTACTGAGGCGGCGCTCGACCCTAGAGTTGCCCCCAACACTTCAGAAATTTTGGCGCGGTTTAAGGGCAAAGAAACAGTATCGACGGCATCGCCGTTTACGGGTGTGGCGGGAGAGGGAGTGCGTACAGTTACGCCTCCGCAAGTGTCCATGCAGGACGCGGATGAGATTATGCAGGCCATTAACCGCGATTTGTCTGCACTGAGCGGTTCGTTTGACTCTACAGCCAACGTGACACGGCGCAATTTGACGCAACTCAAAACTGCGCTTAAAGAAGACATGGGCGTTGGCGTTCCCGCAGAAACTTATGGCGCGTATCTGAAGGCACAGCAAGCGTTTATGAACCGCGTTGACAGGCCGTTTCGTAGGGGGTGGGTCGCAAACCTAGAGCGTCAATCCGCGACGGGCGAACAACTTTTGCCGCCTAGCAAAATTACCGCGGAAATTCTCAAGAACGAAGAAAACGCCTCGCGATTTATTTCGTCATTTAGCGACGACCAAAAAGCACTGGACGCAGTAAAAAACGGCGTGGTGGACGCGTACCGCAAGGCCGTCGTGAGGAACGGCAAAGTAGACGCTGCCGCGCACGGCAGGTTTTTGGACAAGTACAACGATCAGCTTGATGTGCTTGACAGCGCCGGTTTAGGGCTGCGTCAGCAATTTGAAAAGATTTCCGGTAAAGCTGCCGACATACGGGAGCGGGCGGCGCTTGCGCCGGAAGCGGCGGCGGCAAAAACCGCGGCGGTAACCAAACAGCAAGAAGAAGCCCTCGGCGAAATTAACCGGGTGCAGCGTGCGTTGACCAATGCGGCGGGCCGCGTGGGTGTGACGGAAAATCGTCTTGCACAATCGGCGGCGCTGGATGAGCGTCTTAAGACATTACCGGACGTTCGCGCGGCTATTGACCAAGTTAAAGCGCAGATTGAAACGGCAGAATCATTTGACGATCTTGCCAAGGCGGGCGGTAAATCTACTCAAGACCTGACTACACTGGCGTCTAAGGTTATCCCAACGGGTCCGCAATGGCTTAGCACCCTTGCCTCCGCAATCTATAATGTTATCCGCGGCACGAGAGCAAAAATCGACGATCAGTTAGTAGAGTTAATCGCGCGTGACATGATTAACAGCCCGGAGATTGCGCGGTTGCTGGAAAAATCGCGGGTCAAAGAAGCCGCAAAAGCAAAAGCCCCCGTTGCGGGCGGCCCGAAAAATAACCTGGCGCGCGGCGCTGCCGGCGCTGCCGCGTACTCCCAAGACAACCAAAACGCTCTGGCACAGTAATCATGGACTACCAAGTACTCTTTAACCTTGCTGTCGCTGTTGCAGCGTTTTTCGGCGGGTGGGTTCTGAACAGCATCTACCGCAGCGTCGAGCGATTGGATAAGGATGTTCGCGATCTGCCGCACACTTATGTCAGTAAAGACGACTACCGGCATGACATTGACGAGATTAAGGCCATGCTTGGCAAAATCTTCGACAAGCTGGAATCCAAGGTCGATAGGTAAAGGGGTTGTTATGAAATGGCTGACCCAATTGACAAACTATCTGAAATCGCTGGCGCAGCGGCTAATCCGCTCTCCGCAGCAGAATCCTCCCTCAAAGCCGCCCGAGGCGTAGTCAACGAAGGATATGGACTTGTTGAGGACGTTCGGGCAATAGCAGAAAAAGAAGCTGCCAGACGCGAAAAGAAAGCGGAGCAAAAGGCTCCAAGCAAAGTACATCAGAAGGTCGTCAAGAAGGTCGCACGGCGCGACGTATCGGAGGCTGCGGACAAATACAACGCTTCGGTCGCTTCCAATCAGGCGCTCATGCGCCAAGTCTTGATCAAAGAGAAGCAGGACGCGGAAGAACGGGCGATGTACAACGCCATGACGCTTGAGCAGAAGCGGGCGTATGACGCGGCCAAGAAGGAGCAGCTAGAGGCGATCAAGGCGGAGAAGATTGCGTTAGCCAAGGCCGAGTACGCACGCAAGCAACGCAATGAGACGATTCTAGGCGTGATCTTGGGCGCAATTATTATTGTGACAGGGAGCTACGGGTTAGTGATTTGGCTTGCCAATGCGACTAACCACCCCATTTTGCGGGCACTGCCCGGGGCAGGTATTTTCAAATGAAGCAAAAGCTCACGTTCTACGTCACGCTCATGGTGAGCTTTACTCTGTGTATCGTGGTGCTTGGTATGGTCGGCACGTTGATGACGGGATTGTTTGATCCAAGCGTGGATAACTCCGAAATATTCAAGCTAATCAACCCTGCATTTCAGACGGTGGTGGGTGGGTTTATTGGCCTGCTGGCTGGCGTGAAGCTGTCGAGTGAGGATAAAGACCTATGATGACGCTATTTTCGAGCCTACTCGGGTTTGCATCGGGTGGTCTGCCTAAGTTGTTAGATTTCTTCCAGTCCAAGAGCGACAACAAGCACGAGCTTGAGCTGGCCCGGTTGCAGAATGACCGCGACATGGCAATGGCTGAACGCGGTTTTGTTGCACAGCAGCGGGTTGAGGAGATTCGTACAGAGCAGGTCGCCATGCAGACTCAGGCGCAGACTCATGCGGCT